ATTGTTTTCTTTAATGCTGTTTTTAACAGACGATTAAGCCACCTATAAAAAGGTGGTTTTTTTGTGTTCTAAAAAAAAGTTTGTTTAAAATTTGTTTATTAAAATTATTTTTCGTTAAATTTGTGTTAGTATTAATTTAAACAATAACAATATGAATTTATTAGAAAGATTACACCCTATTTATGAGGACAAATTAAGTAAGGCAAATTTAGAATACCCAAGTATGGTGGCTAAAATTTGCGAAGAATTAGAAGCAACAGAATTTGTAACAGAATTAAAGTTCGGAACAATTATGGACTTAAGGTCTTTATGTGGTTGGCATAACAGTCCTTTTGATTACTTTACTGAATAGCTATGACACATTACGAGGACGTTAAACGAGCAGCAACCCCAACGACAATAGACTACTTAAATGCAAGGATAGAAGCATTAGAAAGTAGAGTAGAATACTTAGAAGCAATAATAGAAGTAGAATATTTAAACAATAACAATGAATAAACAAAAACTAACAGAGTTATACAAAAAGTATAACCTAAACACAAAAGACGATTTTTTTAAACACCAACACTACACCATCATTACAAGACAGGGTATTGACAAGATACAAGCCCTTGAACAAATGAGTGTAAACTATGAGGTAATAAGATGTGAGCCAAACTTTGCGGTATTTAAAGCACTTGCAGAAAAAGATGGTAAGCGCATAGAAACCTTTGGTAGTGCCTTAAAAGGCGAGGGCTACAAAGATGGAAACTGCAATACTTGGTATGTAGCTGAAATGGCAGAAAAACGTGCAATGAGCCGAGCAGTCCTTAAACTAACAGGATTTTACGAACTTGGTGTATTTGGCGAAGATGAAAGCGACAGCTTTAAAAAACCTAAAACAGAAAACAAAGTAGAATATAAAACCCTTAAATAAATAAATATGAGTGCATTAATTAATTTTAGTTTAAACGTAGCTAAGCTACCAAAAGAGAAGTTTATAGCAGGTAAAGATGGTGCTGTATACGTCAATTTAACAATGTCTGTAAATGACGAAACACGATACGGAAACAACACAGGTATCTATGTTAGTCAAACACAGGAAGAACGTGAAGCGAAAAAACAAAAGACGTATTTAGGCAATGGTAAAGTAGTTTGGAATAACGGAACTATCGTAAATGCTGAAAAAGAAGTACAGGAAGCTGTACAGGAACACCCAAAAGAAGAAGCAGCAGATCTACCATTTTAATTTTTTTTCATAATCAAGGGGGCTTTTTAGCCCCTTTTTTTATAACTTTACAGAAAACAATAACAAAAAAATATGTTACATTATAAAGAAAAATCATACGCACATCAATCAAGTAATATTTTTTATAGAAATAAAGATATATTTGAAGATAAAAAAAAGTTTATAAATTTTGTGTTTCATAAATTATCTCGAATTAGTTTAGACGAATATAATGAGTTTATAAATTATTGTATTGGGGAATATTACGAAAAACATATATATCCTTACTCGAATAAATATAAAGGAGTGCAACAAGAAAAACAAAGAATAAACAGAATTAAAAATAACATTAGAATAAAAAAAACTAAATGTTATATAATAAAAGACAATAGTAATAATAGTTATAAAATAGGCGCAAGTATAAATCCTTTAAAAAGAGAAAAAACTTTACAAAGTCAAAAACCTAATTTAAAATTAATTAAGATATTTGAAAATAATATAGAAAAAGAGTTGCACGAGTTATACAAACATTGTAGATTAAGAGGCGAGTGGTTTAAACTTAATAAAGTACAATTAGAATATATATGTAAAAACTATAAATAAGAAAACAATAAATAAATGACAGAGGAACAAACTACACAAAATATGCTAATGGAACTTATAAAAGAGGAGTGTACAATAGACACTACCGAAGTTATGGAGTACCCACCTACAGCATTGAGTTTAGGCGAAAAAACAATAGACACAAAAGGTGGCGAATTAACGTTTCCTATACCAATAGGAACTTATGGGAACTTTAGCTTTGTACAAGCACCACCTAAAACAAAGAAAACATTTTTTGTATCACTACTTGCATCGGTGTATTTGAGTGGTGGAAACAATTTTGGCGGTAAGATAAAAGGACATAGAGAGGGCAAGTGCTTAATACACTTTGATACAGAGCAAGGACATTGGCACTCTCAACGAGTATTTAAAAGGGTTGTAGATATGGCTAATGTAAAAGACGTTGGTTGCTACCAGACATTTGCGCTTCGTACAATTAGCTACAAACAAAGATTACAATTTATAGAATTTATACTTAAAGAAAATAAAGACAAAAACGGACTTGTAATAATAGATGGTATTGCCGACCTTGTGAGTGATGTAAACAACTTAGAAGAAAGCAATTTATGTGTTCAAAAAATAATGGAGTGGAGTGCTAAATTTAATTGTCATATTATTACGGTAATACATAGTAATTACGGAAGCGACAAGCCCACAGGACACTTAGGAAGTTTTTTAGAGAAAAAAACAGAAACACAAATACAATTAGAAGCGAATACAGTAAACAAGGAATGGGTAACAGTTAGTTGTAAGCGTTCAAGGGGTTATGCCTTTGAAACTTTTAGCTTTAGTATTAACGAGTTTGGGCTACCTTTTGTAGTTGGCGAGATATACGATCCATTAGAATATTTTGTAGTACCTAAAAAGAAATTATTAGAATGAAAACAGTAAACAGTTTAAGTGGTGGTAAAACGTCAAGTTATATAGCAGCTAATTATCCTGCTGACTACAATGTATTTGCTCTTGTAAGAACTGACGATAAAAAGTGTATGTTTCCTGATGCAAAAATACGACAACAAGTTAGCGATAGATTAGGAACAGAGTTTATTGGAACTTTAGAAGATGATACTATAATATACACTATGTTAGATTTAGAGCAGTATATAGGTCAAAAAATAGAATGGGTTACAGGTAAAACATTTGACAAAGTTATAGATAGAAATGGCAAAACATATTTGCCAAACGTAACACAAAGATTTTGTACTACAGAAATGAAATTACAACCTATTTTTGATTGGTGGTATAAACAAATTAATCAAGTTGTTGAAATGCGTATAGGTTTTAGAGCAAACGAACAAAGTCGTGCAAAAACAATGTTAAGCAAAACAAATGAAAATGGTAACACAACTTTTAAAACTATTGTAGGTAAAAGAGGGACAAGAAATAAATGGGCAGATATAGAATGGCAAAAACCTATATTCCCTTTAATAAAAGATAATATATATAAAGACCAAGTAGAAAAATATTGGAAAGACAAACCCGTAAGATTTGCTTATATGAACAACTGTGTAGGTTGTTTTCATAGGAACGAGGTTTTGTTAAAATTAATGAGTGAAAAGCACCCAAACAAATTTAATTGGTTTATAGAAGCTGAACAAGAAACAGGATATAATGTAAGAACTTTTAAAAATGGTATTAATTACCAACAAATTAAAAATAGCTTCAAGCAAACAAAATTATTTGATGATGACTTTAATGAATGTGATAGCGGATATTGTGGACTTTAAATATAATTAAGAAATGAAGAAACACGGACAAATAAAATACCCATACTTTATAAACGAGTGTGCAGCTTATATTGGTAAGCTAAGAAATTTAACTAATTACGATACACATCTAACATATAAAAAATATGATTTAGGTTATCTTAATGAAACTACAGATATTTTAGGTGCTTATGGCGAATTAATATTTTGTTATTTATTAGATAAAAATGATATAGAATATAAATCAACAAGGTTGTTATCATACAAACCTTTGCCAGAGCCAGATGTAATTGTGAAAGGAAAAAAGATAGATGTAAAAGCGGTTAGAAAAACAGCTAAATTTTTAGCAGTTAATGTAGACGACCATAGAAAAGATAAAGGGCGTGATACTTATGCTTTTATACAAGTTAATTCTGATAAACTTGCAACTTATTGGATATACACTTATGAGGAGGTAGATAATTGGGAAATAAAAAAACTAACATATTCAAACGCATATATATTACCGATATGAAAAAAAGTCTTGTAGAAGTGGCTTATCAACGCCATCAAGATTGGTTAAGAGTTGTTTATGCCTTTGGGTGTAATAAAAGCACCGCAGAGGACATAGTACAGGAAATGTATATACAACTTATACAAGATGTAGATAAGGGTTTAGACCTATGGCACAACGAAGATGTAAATATATATTATTGTTGGAAGGTGCTAAGGGGGATATACTTAAACACACACAAAAAAGAGGCAAGACAAATAAAGGAATACATAGAGGAAATAAACGAACTAAAACAAGCAGAAGATTTAGGAATAGATGAGGTAGAATACGCTAAACGTAAAAATCAAATAGACGATATAATGAACGATATGTATTGGTACGATAGAAAAGTATTTGAGATTTGTGCAAGTGGCAAAAGCGTTGCAGGATTGAGCAGGGAAACAGGCATAAGCTACTATTCATTATACAACACTTATGTAAACGCAAAGAAACACATTAAGGATCAATTATGAAAGTTTTAGAATTATTTGCAGGTAGTCGTAGCATCGGAAAAGCAGCCGAAAGTTTAGGGTATGATGTTTTTAGTTCAGACATAAATGCTTTTGATGGTATTGATTATGTAGTAGATATATTAAATTTTGATGTTAATGAAATACCTTTCAAACCAGATATTATTTGGGCATCGCCACCCTGTACAACTTATAGTATTGCTGCAATATCACACCATAGACCAAAAGGCAAACCATTATCTGATTTTGCAATTAAAAGCGATAAAATGGTAAAAAAAACATTAAATATCATAAATGAATTAAAACCAAAGTTTTGGTATATAGAAAATCCACGAGGTATGTTAAGAAAACAAGATTTTATGCTTAATATACCTAAAGCTACAGTATGGTATTGTAAATATGGCGATAAACGTGCTAAACCAACAGATATATGGTCAAATAATTTAAGATCATTATTAAACCCAAATGGTTGGCAACCAAGACCACAATGTCATAATGGAAATTTAAAATGTCATCACGAAGCTGCACCACGAGGTAGCCGAACTGGTACACAAGGAATGAAAGGAAATTACAACAGAAGTAAAATACCAAATGAATTATGTTTAGAAATATTAAAAAATTCGATATGAAATTAGGGGATTTAATATATTACATTACTTATTACACAGGCATACATTGGCTTGTAAAAAAGATTAGCAAAGCACTTGGCAAAGATTGTGGGTGCGATAAAAGACGAGATGAGTGGAACGATATAGATTTAGATTTATGGAATTAAAAGACAAACAACAATGGGAACAATTTAAAGCTGAGGTTACAACGAAACTAACACAACCACAATATA